GCTAGTTATGAGTACATCTAGTGGTATATTATCGAAATGGTTTAATAATGGCAAATATGAATTCTTTGACAAAATCGATGATATTAATTATGCTTTCTCACAGAAAGCAAAAACGTATATTATTCCTATACATGGACAAACATTTGTCAAGAGATTGACAGATTTGGAAGAGAATCTTAAAGTGGGTATTATTAAAAATAGCCCGTTATGGGTTGCAACTATAAAGGATGAATTGCGGAAGATTGAAAAGGTTAAACAGGGTAAAACACGTATATTCGAACAGCCATCATTGGAATATACTATGTTAGTGCGTAAGTATTTTGGTAGTTTTCTTAATTATATTAGGAAAAACCCTGGATTTGTAACTCATAGTGCAATCGGAATTGACTATGAGGTTGCGTGGAAAAGTATTTTTGATTATTTATGTAGTAAAAGTAAGTATGGATTTGATGTTGATTATACAAATTATGATGGAAGTGTATCACCACAAGCATTTGAGTTTTATCGTAGAGTTACAGATGAATATTATGGTGATAGGTGTCCAGTTAGACATGGACTATTATATATATTACAAAATTCATATGTATTAGTTGGATTTAATTTGATGAAAACAGAATTAGGTAACAAGTCAGGTAATCCCATGACTGATGTTTTTAATTCCATAACAAATGTGTATATTTTATATGCAAGTTATTTGAATGGACGTGTTTCAGTTGGGTTGAGTCCAGACTTCACTGATTTTCATCGTGATGTAGCGCTATTAACTTATGGAGATGACGTTATCATATCAGCATTGTAATACATTAAAATATTTTAATCGACAGAGTGTATCTGAAACTACGACAAAACTAGGCTTTATAGCCACATCCGCAGATAAAAGCGGGAACTTACAAAAGTTCGAAAACTTATTAGAGTTACAATTTCTTAAATCGAAATTTGTGCCTTTAGATTGGTGTGTATTAGCGCCCAAACCAATCGAAATAGCTATTCGTGAATTACAATTTATTAGCAAACAAAATAAAGGAGACAAGCGAATTAAAAAAGATTTATTTGAGAATGCGATGCGTTTTGCAGCGCACTCCGGAAAGAGTGAAATAGAAAAATTACAACGACAGTGTGCCGATAGAGGCCACAATTTGCGATTTGATTTTGAAGATTTTATTCAAGATATAATTGATAAACAGCGGGTCTGTGGTGTACAGACTCCTACAATATACTAATATGATAGCGTATTGAATGAGAAAGTAAATCCCAGCACCGTAAGAGCTTGCTATGACAAAGATCTGTATCAGTGAGTAAGCCGCAGCGTGTGTTTGGCGCTGTTTATCCTTAACCCGCCACAATCCAGTGGAAGGGAGCAGGAATAGAT